ACCGCCTCAACGCATGATACGATTATAGCCAAGCTGATCGAGCAGGTGTCGGACTTGATCGAGACATACTGCGGCCGATATTTTAAGGCGCGCGCTTATACGCTGGAGCAGTACGACGGCGACGCCCTGCCTTATTTGTCACTACGCAATTGGCCGATCATATCCGTCGAACGAATAGCAATAGGGACTGTAAGTGCGCTTCAAGTTGAGTGTGACGATTCGGATGCGTACTCTGCCGCCGCCTCGATCACTCGCAGTGAAGGCGACTTGCCGGTCAATACACACCTGAAGCTGAGCATTCACGGCGGCAGCGGCGCCGGGAGCACCTCCCTGGCGTTTAGCACTTATACAACATTGACGACTTTGGCCGCCCAGGTGAACGCAACCACCGGCTGGAGTGCGAGCGTCCAAGGCGAGTGCGGCTCTTACGTTTCGACCGAGCTGGTACAGTCGGGCTCTCGTGAATGCCTGGATTCGCCTCTTGTAATGACGGTACCCGATCAGCGGTTGGACGACTACACAGTCAATTACGTGGAGGGAACGGTTTACTATGCCGGCGGTTTTCCGTTCGGTTTTCAAAACATCTTCATCGACTACAACGGCGGATATACGACCATTCCCGATGATATAGAGCTGGTGGCGATCCAGGTTGTCGCATCGGTATTCAATAGTCGAACGCTCAATACCAGCATCGAGTCGGAGCGTCTTGGCGATTATATGTACAAGCTCGGCGATATCAAGTCGCAAATACAGACGCATGACCGCGATCTCTCTCTTTACAAGCGATGGAACTTTACGTAAATGAGTTTGAGCAGTCTCTATAATATAACAGTAACAGTCCAGCGGCCGGCGGTTACGCAGGGTGATTACGGCGAAAAGATCGAGACGTTCGCCAACCAGATAACCGGCATGGAGTGTCGACTGCAGCGTAAAAGGAGCAACGAGATTGTCCGGGCGGATCGCGAAACGGTTATATCGGACTTTAGTTTATATTGTGACGTATCGAATAGTTTGCAGGCCGACGACCGGGTTGTGTACGACAGTGAGAATTATCTTGTCGTCGGCTTCGACCCGGACGTTGATCGTGCCGGCGTATTCCAAAAAGTTGACTTACGGAAGATAGACTGATGGCAGCCGGAATAAAGTGGGAGCCGGATAAGTTTTTATCGGAGCTCGAGCGGGCAAAAAAGACGGCCCTACGCCGAGCGGCCGTATTGGTTGTGGCCAGCGTCAAAAAGTCGTTCGGTTCGACCGGCGTTCCCGGTGCGACCAAGGCAGTGCGTCATGCAGGCAGATCGCGGCCGGGCGAACCGCCGCACGTCGATACAGGCACACTCCGTCGAAGCATAACTTACAAGATCGCAAAAGACAGCGCTTTCGTCGGGTCGAACGTGGTGTATGCCAGGGCATTGGAGATGGGCTACGCGCCCGGTGGCCTGGCGCCGCGGCCGTATTTGCGCCCGGTGATAGATCGGGAGCGTGACGAGATATTAGCTTGCTTTCGTGATATATTATGAAACAGTTATTGGCAGCCATAAAAATAAAATACAACCTCGCGGACGGTGCGGGCCAGCCGTTTACCGTTTTGCGCGCGGCCAATACCGGCGGTCTCTATACCGAGCAGCACCTGCGAGAGCAGGCTATGCCGTACGTAACCTTGCACATTGTTTCCGGTTCGTCGACTTACACGATGGGTAAAGACGAGATCGCCACGTCGACGGTGCTGTTTTCAATTTACGACGACGCCCTGGCCACCGTTATAGATATATACGATAAGTTGACCGATGCCTTCGACGATTGTGGCCTGGTTTATTCGACCGATACGGCGCTTGTAATGGAGCGCGTATCGGAGACCGGCCCCGTTAAAGAGGCTGAGTTTTGGCAGGTAGACGTCGACTATCGCGTAATGCGGCACAGCTCGCTTACTCCTGAAACTTACTCTCAACTATACATGAATAATTTATTGCCCGTATGGGCATAGGAGATCGACTATGGCTGTTTATCACGGAAAAGATTGTCAGGCAAAGTTTAATGATGTTGTTTTGGTTAATGCAACAAACGAGGTTACCAACTGGGAGCTGCGTGCTCTAGCCGAGCTCATCGAAGTAACGACAATGGGCGACGACTGGAAGCGGCGCATGCCGGCTTCGGTGGACTTTTCAGCTACGACCGACATGCTCATGCCGGTTGGCTACAACGCAAGCGCGTTGGTCGCGACTTCTGCGACGTTGGCTTTATACATCGACGATACACATTTTTTTTCCGCAACGGCAATTTGCACAAAGTTCAGATTGAGCACCAGTGGGAAGGAGGCCAACAGCGCGTCACTGGAGTTCGAGGGCAATTCGGTTACGGCGATAGCATACGCATAGGAGTAATTTATAATGGCGATAACCACACATTACGGCAAAGACGGCATGGTCACTTACGGCGGAATCGACTTTCTACATATAACCGAATGGGAACTGACCGTCAGTTGCGATACGGTCGAATCGACCGAGATGCACGCTACGAACGTCGGTAAAACCAGGGTCGCCGGGGTAAAGGACTGGTCGGCCAAAGTTACTTCTCACGCGGCCACCGGTGACTTTGCATTAAGAGAGAACGTAGACGCTCTCTTTGTGTTCGAGCAGGAGGACGGTACGGTAGCCAGCGGCAAGTATACAGGCTACGGTCTTGTCCAAAATATCACACTGGCCGTACCGGCGGGCGATTTAGCTAAAGTTACATTCGACGTGCTATGCTCGAACTCGGACGGTACGGGCCTGGTTTGGGCGGTGGCGTGATAATAGGAGAATTGACATGGCCGATCTATCACAGACCTTGGGTGCGAGTCGTACAATTGAACTGGCAGGCAAGGCTTATACCGTTAGACCGCCGACATTAGCCGACTGGGCGCAGTTTGACATCTATACGAAAGAGCGGATAAAAAGCCAAAAGGCGGATATGCTGAGCCAAGCGAAGCAGGTTTACGGCGATAATATACCGATTGAAGTTTTCACAGTCTGCGCATCTCCGCCGACCGCGTCCGAGATCGAGGATTACGCCGCCACTATCGACGGTTGCGTATTTCTGTTGTGTCAGATAGTGGGTAAAAGCGCGCCGGAGATCACGCGCAAGCAAATCGAAGAGAGTATCTGCCTAACAGAGATCGGCGATATACTCAAGCAAATAGGGCTCGGCTCGAACAGTGAGCAGCCGGTATCGGCCGAACCGCAAAAAAAAAGGATACCCAACAGGAAACCGATTGGTCGATAGTCATAGCGATGTTGCTGCACTTTTACCCGGGTTTGACATTCGGCGATATAAAAGACATGACATTTGAGCAGGTACGGATATTTTGTGACTCTATGTGTATTATATTAAAGGCCGAGTCGGGCGGTGAGTCGCCGTCCCGTCCGCTTTCCGGCGCTGAGGCGTGGGAATCGGCCAAGCGTACGTTCCCGGTTAAAACCATTCCAAGGGCGCGAGGTATATAAATGGCGACAAAAGTCGGTGAAGCGTTTATCGAAATTAGCGCATCTCTCGGCACACTGCGCCGGGGTCTGGCGCAAGCTAGGGGTCTGGTCGTATCGTCTATGCACGGCATCGGCGCAGTCGGCGGCAAAGTCCTTTCGGCCGCCTGGAGCGGTCTTACAAAAATTCTGACCGGCCTGTTTCACCTAATTAAGCGCGTCGTTCAGGCCAGTGCAATTGCATTCGGCGTTATCAGTTACAAGATACTTTCGATCGGCATGGACGCACAGGAGTCGGAGAACCTTTTTGTCGTCGCTATGGGCGGTATGGGGGACGCTACCCGGACCTGGTCCGAAGAGCTGGGCAAACGCCTTAAAATGAACTCGTTCGAGCTGCGGCGGCAGGTGGGCGTTTTGTTCGTCATGTTCAAGTCGATGGGCCTGGGCGAGGATGCGGCGGCCAAGATGGCTAAGTCACTGACGGAGTTGACCCAGGACATGGCGTCGTTTTATAACCTGGCCCCGGCGGAGGCCTTTGAGAAGATAACAGCAGGGATCACCGGCGAGATCGAACCTCTTAAACGGCTGGGTATTTTAGTTAACGAGACGACTACCAAGACGTGGGCGCTCAATAACGGACTAATTACGCAGGGGCAGCAGCTTACCGAAACGCAAAAAATAATGGCCCGATACGGCGTTATTATGGATGCGACCAAGGAGGCCCAAGGCGACCTGGAAAGGACCAGTGGGTCGCTGACCAACATATTCAGAAGCGTCAAGTCGACGCTAACCGAAGTGGCGATCGCCATTTTCAACGAGCTTGAGCCTGCGGTTACTTCCGTCGCACTGCGCTTTAGGGAATGGCTGACGGGCAATAAGGAGCAGATAGTCGCATGGTCGGTCACTATATATGAAGCCATCGGCTCGGCTGTGGCGGGAATAGTCAAGTTTGCGCAGTTTTTATTCACGCAGCCCCGAGATGCTCTTGCGCAGTTGGGCGATTGGATCGTGGAGTGGGCTCCGATTATAGCCAAGATATTAGGCTCGGTCGGTATGTTGGCCGGCCGCGCGTTCATGTTCGGCATTCACGCGGCCGTCGGCGAGAAGATAGCGGACATTCCCATTCTCGGCGCATTCACAAAACAGGGTGCCCAGATGCAGGCGGCGTTCGACATATCACGCCAGAGCAAAGCAGAGATAATGAAACCGAAATCCGACATCGGATATATTTTGGATGCGATAAAAAGTTCGCCTCTCGCTCGCGTGAGTCCGGCACTGGGGATAGCCAATATGTTGACCGGTGGCAGCGACACAGCCGGCTTTGAGAAATTCAAAAAAGA